CAGTTCTGGTTTCTCCTGCTTTGTCTGCTACTGTAAATAATTTACTCTTCTGCTGCACGGCCAATATCGTTTATAGCACTCTGTGAAGCTTTTGTAGCATTTAGATGTGATAGGCCCAAAAGTGTTATTTTTGTTCCTTCCTCTAAAGCTTTAACACTTAATGCTTTGTCAGCACCCCTACCAGTTTGACCTAAAGCTCGTATTTGACCTTCAGCTATCAAAGTATCAAGATACACATTCTGTTGCTCATACCTATCCTCGGTATTTATTTCGTCAATTAGTTGATATTGATTTCTAAGTGCTTCAATTTTTTCTTCAGCATTTATCTTTAACCGATCTTTATAAATCTGTTCAGATCTCTGATACATCCGATCATTTAGATCTTGCTGTCTATTACGGATTTCTAATTGAAGATTATAATTTTGTAAGTTAGTTGCATCTTTATAAGCAGCTAATAGCTCTTCGTTTTTTTTCCTTGCTTTGATCTCTTCAATGATATGTAGACGCTTGGCTTTAGCAGCCTGCTTGTCCATATTCCATTTTTTGACATCATACTTATACTGCTTTTTAACTTGTTCGTTCTGTTTTTTAGCAGAAGAACTTGCGGCCTTAGCTTGTTTTCTACCTCCAATAACAGAGGTAACAGCTCCTATAACAGCTCCGAATATATTATTTTCAATACCTGACGTAGCTAGCTGTTGATCCAGCATAGCCTTGGCAGGGTTTGCCGACATATTAATATCGGCTTCGGTCATCGGCGTACCGAAATCATTCATCATCATATCTATGTTCTCCTATAGAATCTAGGTGAGTATAATCCTTCCCACATCATAGAGTTTAGAGACACAGGGAATGGTGAGTCGTTAAATAATCTTAATGTGAAATTATCTGTTTTTTGGTGAATAGGTAAAATAAATACTGCATGATCTACAATAGCAATATCATTTGCTAAGTATTGATCTGCCATAATTACTGGATTTAAATTGTACCATTCATCCAGATATATTAATATAGTAGCTCCATCTGCAGGTGCTGTATTAAAAGTTATTGTAGTATTATTTGTAACTGTAAAGTCTGTTGATACAACATTATTAACTTTAACTTTTACCTGATCTGAGTCTATATAACTTAAATCAGACTCGTTCCAGCTGTATACTGTTGTTGATCCATCTCCTGTATACTCACGTTTTCCTTGACGTATACCTTTGGATTTTAATTTAAAGCCCATAACTCCTGACAACCCTACAGAAAACTTCATACGAGCTATTGTAAGATTAGCAGTGAAGTCACTACGACTCATTGATTCATCTATTCTAAAATAGGTCTTAGGTAAAATAATATCAAAATCATATTTAAAACCAACAATTACATTACTAGCAATACTTGTTAAGTTTTTAGCTGGTACTTTAAAATAAGTGTTACCACTTTCTACTACACGTTCAGGTGTAATAGTAAAACCAGATTCAATAAACTGACCTGTAGCTGTAGTTCCTTTAATAATAAGAACTGGAGTTAAATTTGTAGCATCATTATAAGGTATGAAACATTTAGAAAAGTTGTTTGTAGAATCATATACAACTGAACTAGCTGTAGCATATAGATCTATACATGGGTTTAGTCTTTGTCCATCGTTGTTAACAATAATAGCATCTTCTGGACTTTGACTTAGGCTAGCTTTACTAAGTGTAAATTGATTAGCTTGTTTTGTTACTGCATAAAACTCATCTGAGTCTGCAGCTATAGTTTGTACATTACCGGGTGCTTCCCAGTTAAACCATGCTTCGACTTTTGTATCTCTGTCTTCAGCATAGGATCTAAAGAAATATATGTAACGAGAACTTTGTCCTGAAAAAGCAATAAACTGGTTTTGTGGACTTGATATCAACGTATCCATAGTAGCTGGTATCCACTCATTTACTGTACGTCCAATGTCAGCTATGTCTGGGTTTTCATCTTCTCCACGTGTAATCATACCAAAAACTCTGGTATAACTAGGTGTTTTACTTATAAAAGTTATGGATGTTCCAGCGTCTACAGGACTAACAAGTGTATCCATCTCAAAGTTAGAGATAGCACGAATAACAGTACTAGACGGTGTAAGTACTCCGTCTCTAGATGCCATCATAAACTGTTGATTAGCACTAAATAGTACAAGACCTTGAGTAGTAGGAAGTATACTGTGCAGTAAAACAGGTTTAGTAGTAGAGCAGCTAAGATCAATAGGATCTGCGTCAGTAACAATCTGTGCAGATGAGTGATAAAAATTAAAAAAATCTCCTGATTGACTCATGGAAACATTATCACCTGACAAGAATCCTAATCTGTTATTATGAAAAAATGCAGCTTTTAGTTTATTACCTACAAATGTAGGGTTTGCGTTAGTAGTATTATCACCTACAAGACGGTTAATCCAAGTAGCTCTTTGTAATGTAAAAGCGTTAGTACCTGTATTTAACAACTCATGTGGCATAGTTGCTGCTGTAAAACCACCAGATACATCTGGAGCTCTTGCTTCTTCCCAAAATCCTTCACCTGATACATTATCATTTGCGTTGAATTTTAAATAGTAAGCAGTTGATACCTGTCCAGAATTAAGAATTTTAACTAAAGTGTTATGTACGTTTTGTGCGGGAAGTTCTGCTAAACTGTTAACTTCATTTTGAAATGTAAGTACACTATCATTTAAGTCACCACCAGTACCTTTTAAAGTAAAGGTTCCTGATGAACGACTTAAGAATAAACTATCTTGTAATTTTGTTACAGTTAAATTAGCTATACTTAAGTTGTCTATAGCAGTTTTGAGTGAAGTTAAAGTTGCATCATAACCATCGTCAGTTCCTGTAGTTATTGATGCTGTTTGAGCAGATCCACCACTTGGAGTAATTGTAATGTTGTAACTTACACTAGGAAAAGATACTCCTTTTAACTTAATTATTCCTTGTGTATTAGCGGTGAATGTAGGAACAGTCTGCTCTAGTACTGTTATTGATTTGTTAGTGATATAAGATTTATCTTGTATAGTTAATACATCATAATCATCAGTATCAGTTGCAGTTAGATATGCTTGTGCATTACCTGAGTTAGCATATGTTATGGTAGCTTGTGCACCTGTAATAGCATTCCAGATAGCTATAGCTCCTGTGCTTCCTCCTGATGCTGGTGTGATACATCCTATATATTTTTCTGTTGCTGTTCTAGAAATATAGAACCATTTTGAGTTATCGTATGTGGTTCCTGTACCTAGATTAGCAATCCACTGAAACCCCGGTCTTTTAGTAAGACCAAAGGTTGGATCAGGGAAACCGTTAATGCACTCCTCGACTTGACCGGGGAGTTTCTTATCGTCTGCTTGTCTAGATACTCCACCAAGATAACTGTCAACTCGTTGAGATACTGCTGGCATTATCGTTGTAAAGCGTGAAATGGTTGATAGCTTTGATAGTAGTTTTGCTGATCTTGTGGATGACCAAACATAGTAAACTGTCCTTGCTGTGTTTCGTACTCCAAGGCTAAGGCTCGTAGCAAACCTTCTTGTCGTTCTAATCTTTGAAACTGAGCATTGTCTCCTACAATCTTAGAAGATGTTAGAGAAGCTGCTCGAGCTGTTATATAATTTGATATTGGTTCTGGTAAATCAACATAGTCAAATTCCCATACAACATCACATTCTATAGGACTGTATTCCCATGTGTATCTATGGTTCTGTCTATCGTATAATTTACCTTGTCTTCTGATTCCGTCATAAGTTGTATTTTGTGCATTCTCTGATAACTTAATCTGTAAGATATTATTAGGAATCACTATTTCTTTATTAACGTCAGGTACAAACTCGTAGTGAAACTCTTTGTTAAACGTCCAGCCTTCTGACTGCGTTTCTCTGGACACCTGTAACAAAGTATCATAGGCAATCGCAACTTCCGGGTTGGTTTGGTCTAGTGTAGTTACAGGAGCCTGACCACATGACGTTAGTATTTGGTTTACAGCTGGTAACTCTCTTGTAGCGTTAGTGGTTGGAAATGGCATAATTAATATAAAAGAAAAGGGGAGAATAAACTCCCCGTGTATAGTCGCATTAGAATGCAGCGTTACCGGAAGATCCAGTAGCAGCACCAGCGATAAGCTCAACAGCAGCAGCTGGGTTTAAGTAGTCTGCACCCATTGCGAGTCTTCCTAAGATTACGTCGCCTTGGTAAACTACTGAAACGTCTCCAGATGTTACTTGAACTTGTGGACCGATTGCTTCTACACAGCCCGCAGCTTCCTTCTGGAAGA